TAGCTGTGGCCGTGGAGTCGGCCGCATTGGTGGCCGACCGGCACTTTGGTGAGTTGGTGGGCGGCTTCAAATGTGAAGTCCTTCCAGAGTTTGAAGTTTGCGCTGAGGCGTTGTTTTTTATTCATAGAAATTGAAGTTGCGGGCGCTTGTCGCCGTTTGTGCTTTGGGAGAGGTAGCGGCGTAATTCCACGAGTCGTTCATCGCCGGCCCGCAGCCACCCGGTGCCGTCGCAGGATTGCGCTCCGGCTTCGTGCGCCATCCAGAGGAGGCGCTCCGAGTTGACCCGCCCGACATGCACATTCGGGAAATTGTCAGTCCATGTGCGGAGGTTTCGCCATTTCCACTCGGTCGTTCCTCCAACAAAAATTACTTCGGCATCGGCGGGAACATGGCGAGGGGTCATGCCGTCCTGGACTGCGAGGGCCAATGGAGTATTTGGTCGGGCGGCTCGCACTTGCGGCGCCCACTCCTGCCAAGAAATTAGTGTGGCGTCGGCATCGGCGACCACATCAGGACAGACGATCCAGAGAGGGCGGTGCGCCACCTTGGATTTTTCAAGCAAATGCAGAAACGCTACAGGGTCCCAAGGGCGATCATTCACGAATGCTCCATAAGCTCCGTTGTCGAGGGCGTATGGCATCCAAGCCGGTGGTTTCCGCCAACCATCAGGCGAGATCAGCCAACCAATGCGGCCATCGAACTTGCCAGCGAGGTAGCCGACTTCGAGTCCCGAGTTATTGGTTGGCATAACCATCATTACAGCTCGAATTTTTTGATGATAGCTGTGAGGGAAAACACGCGGCGCTTGCCGGCGCGGCCTGCGATGGGCTTTAGCAGCCCGGCGTCGAGGTAGGTCTTGTAGGTCTGCTCGGAGATGCCGAGCAGGTCCATGACATCGCGCTTGTAGCCGGTGAGGGCTTTAGTAGCTGCCGCCGCCTGTGACATTGAGCTTGCCGTCCTCGATGTTTGTGACGCCGGAGGTGAGGAGATACCGGAGGCAATCGACGGGGTCTTTGCTGGCGCCTTTCTGGCCGTCGGATCCGGTCCACTCTTTGAGTGCCCAGATCGTATTGGTGCAGCGCTCGGAGATGTAGAGCCGGGGCGCGTTCGTGTGGTCGATGGGTGCGGTTTCATCATAAAATAGTGCGTCGTTAATGAGGCTCACGCCTTCTTCGATGTTTTCGCCAGGGCAGGAGCGGAAACTCATGCCGGCGTCCTCTAATTCCTCAAGGAGGGTGGTGGCGTGCTCGCGGGTGCCGGCGACGGTGGTATTCGCATAGCGGGAGTCGATCCACCGCTCGAAGACTTTGACGCCGTCGAGGGTCTCCAGACGCTCGATCTCGGACTTGTAGGCGAGCAAACCAAATCCAAAGGACTTTTGGCCCTCGCCGGGGTCGCCGTCGGCCTTTTTCCCGCTGCTTGTGGCCCACGGCCCGGGGTGCCCGACGCCCTCGATGTAGGTATCGACCTGGGGCCACTCGCGGTAGACCCATGCGCGCTCGGCGGCATCGATGCGGACCCAGAGCATGAACCAGTTTTTCCCGCCGGCGGGGTCCACAAAGAGGTAGTTCGTGCCGGATTGGGGAATCTGGTCGGATTTGACGACATGGACGGTGTCGCGGAACCGGGGGAAGCGGGTGGCGGTGGCCTTGACGGGGACTCCGTAGGCGCGGCAGAGGATTTTCTCGCGGGGCTGGCGGTCGAGCTCGACTTTCAAGCGCTCGTAGCCGGCCCAGGGGTTGTTTTTTGTGTGGAAATAGTAGATCGCGGCCCTGCGGGTGGTGGATTCTTGGAAAATGGGGACTTTCTCGAAGCCGCGGCCGTTTTTATTGGCCAAAAGCTCGGCATCGACCTCCTCGATAGACCGGGCGCCCTGCAAGTAGTTCTTCACCGTGGGCGAGTAGCCCTCCACTGGCGTAAAAGTTACGATAAGTATGCCGTTGCGGTCCACCAATCGGAACCGGAGGGTCTCCAGCCAATCCAATGGGACCAACTCGTCGCACCAGGCGAGGTCGATCTCTCCGCCCTCGATGGTGGAGACATCCTGCGCGTAGTTGCGGAACCAGCACTGGGACTTATTTGGGAGGACAAATGTGTTTTCGCTGAAGCCGTTCTTTTGCGTGTAGCTGATATTGGTGACCTTGCCGCGCTTGGCGGTGCGGAGGCGCTGGGGCATGAAGTTCCAGAGGATCGGCTGCTGCATGCTGATGCTGTTGTCGTTCGTGGTCTGGAAGCACCACACGCGGGCCTCGGGCTTTTCGAGGAGGGTGCGCATGGCGAGCTTGCCGGCCCAGGTGGATTTACCGGAACGGTTGCCGCCCATCACAAGGATCTCGCGGTATTTTCGCGCAATCTCGGTGGATCGCTGCCAATGCGGCGGCTCGTAGCCGTAGGTGAGCGGGTCGAGCTTCTCCCGGGCGATGTGCTCCTCGCGGGCGCAGATGAGTTTCCGAGCGCCATCGGGGTCGCGCACTATGTGCTCGGCGGAAATGATGGGGATCAGCGGGTGCGGGCTTTGGGCAAAACTCATAGGGTCACAGATGGTAGGTCAACTCGTCCAAGTGGAGGACTAGCCAGGCAACGGCCTTCCCCGAATCGCCGACATCATCGACATCGACGCACTCGTCGGAGATGACGCCGGCGTCTTGCAGGAGATTCAGCGCGTGGGTGGCGTTGATTTTTTTCAAGGTCAGGTAATCGCGCAGGCTATTCACTGCCCTCCCCTGAGCAGGGCGTTGGTCTTCGGCGCCACATCCACCCACTCCAGCCCGCGGAGCTCCACGCGCATCTTCTCGCCGCTGCGGTAAAAGCTATTGTCCCGCACCGTCACAAGCCGCTCGCCATCCTCGCCGTCAATAGCCGCCCAGATTTTCCGGCGGTTGAGGGTCGGGCGCTTGGCGCGGGCGTCTCGTATACCCTTCTCTGGCTCGGCAGGGCGTGGATTTGGCAGTTCTAACTGGTTGGATTTGTTCGTTTTTTTCATAAAATTTCTCGGCGGCTGGACGAGTAGGGGGTAAAAAGCTGGCGGCGACCGACCACCCCCCTCCCCCCCTGTCCGAGCCTATAACTTCCTATAAGCATACTTTCCGATAGTGGGCCGTCATTGATTTGCAATTGGTTACACATTGTCGTCGGTTTCCTCGTCGTTTTCACCCGTGTTATTGAGACTGAGCCCACCCAAATCACCGGCTTTTGCGGGAGCGGTCTGGCTGCCGCTACTAGTCTCCGGAGCCGGAAGCGGGGTGAATTCCCCCTCGATGGTCTCGGCCTTGGGGATGGACGCCAATAGCTCCTCGACGCTGAGGTGCATGACCTTCTGCTCGATGCTCACCGATATCTGCTGCATCTCCTGCTTCGAGAGCTTGTCGTCAGCCGTTCCCGCAAACATATTCAGATCAAATGCCTTGAGCTTCTTGAGTTCCTCGGGGTCTTGGAGTTTGTCTGTCATCGCCGAGATGGCGAGGCGCCGGATGCGTTGCCAGCCACGGGTCGCGTAGTCCTGGTCTTTGTCCTTGGTGAGAGGATGGTTCTCGATGATGCGGTTGATCACTGGGGTGGATAGACCGAGGATTTTGTGGATCCGGCTGATCGAGATGCCATCGATGTGCAGGTCAGCCACGACATCGCACATGTGGCGGAAGTCATCGCTCATCTCGCTCCACTTGGCCGTTTCTTCGCACGAGGATGCCTCCTTTCGCGCTTTGTCGTATCTGTTGAGGGTTCCAGCCGTCTGCGACATGATCGGCGATTCTGCGACCTTCTGTCGTTTCCACTCGGCCGCCTCATCAAATGTCGTCATTGGGCAGCCGGCATCAAACCACTGCAGCGCCGTTTCGGGCGCCACATTAAATTCCTTCGCGAGTTCCTTTGCCAGTGCCCACCGTTTCGTTGGTTCTTTCTTCATGTTAGTTTTCGAGGGTCTTCATCACCTTCTTGAGCCACGCCTGTTTGTCTTTCTTCGCCCGCTTGCGTGGCCGATTTGGGTAGGTAAATTGAAACCTCTCCGTCACCACCTCATCGGTCGTGAATTTGTGCCCTACCCTGCACAACCGCCGGCGAGCCGATCCCCGCTTCTCGGTCACGATGGTATCCTCTTGGCAATGCGGGCACTTCATCGTTTCCTCCATCCGCTCGCTTCGACGACCAGGCGCTTGCTCTCTTCGAGGAACTGGTAAAACACCTCCATCTCCGTGATATCGCGCCGGTATTCGGGCGGCTCCACATGCTTCAGCGCCCAGCGCAGATGCTCCGCCAGCGCCACGGTTAGTTTGCAGCAATGCTGCACGCCCGGGTGGTCCTGCCATTCCCTTCCGCACGCTTGGCATGTGATCTTCGGGTCTTTCGTCGTATCCAGCATAATTCTATTTTGCGGCAATCAGGGTTGGAAATGACGACGCCGAAAAATAACGAAGTGCCGCACAACACCACCCTTTATAGGGTGGTTTTGCGGCAGTTATTTTGCGGCAGTCATCCATGTGCCGCAGATTTGTTATTCTGCGGTAATTCTGCGGTAATTTTGCGGCACTTGTTTTCATGCTCAGTCTCACGCCGCCTTTTGGGTTTCAGTTGAGTTCTTCGAGCGCCGCAGGATCCGCTCAATCGTGTCACGCGACACCCCGTATTTCGCCGACATCTCCCCGTAGAAACCCCGAGCCCCAGGCGGCCACACCGCATGCTTTGCGATGATCTCAGCCTCCTCCAGCGGGCTGATCTTCGGCGCGCGGCCCGCCTTGCCCTTCGCCTTGCCCTCTTCCTCGGGCTCCTCCGGCAGCTCCGCCGGCTCCCAGTGCAAACCCTTAGCCGCATGCTTGATGATGATATCCGTCGTCGGGTGCCCATGCTCATCCACCACCGCAGCCCGGTTCCCACGCTTCGCCAGCAGCACCTTGAAGATCCCGTCGTGCTTCGTCGTCTGCAGCACGCAGATCGCCCGCGCCCAGTTCGTCAACTCGCTGGATCCCAGCCAGATGTAGGCGTAGTCATTTGCATTCCAATGCGCCCGGCTCTTGCTATCGCTCTGCGGCTTCCCCGTGTGGTGACTCCACACCCACGCAAAGTTATGCTCGAAGGCCAGCGGATTGCAGAGTTCCCGCAGGAAATGCGACGCCACCGCCTGCTGCGAAATATCGTCGCCGATGAAAGACAGCAGCGGATCCCCGTAGACCAGGTCAAACGGCCCGTGCCTCGCGATCAGCTCCCGCACCACCTCGATGAAAGCCTCCCCCGTCTGCGCCGTCACCCGCGCCACCACAATATTGCGCTTCAGCTCATCCAGCGCCACCCGTTGGATCATCTTGCTCCCAGCCACCACATACGCCATCACGCCCTGCACCACCTCAGCCATGTCCCCCATGTCATTCTCCGCTTGTATGATCAGGCTCCGCAGCGGCCTCCGCGGCTTCATTCCGAAAAACGGCATCCCCAGCGCCCAAGTCATAGCCTGCTGCAGAGTGTAAGAGGATTTGCCGATTCCCGACTGCCCCAGCAACAATAGCTGCCCGCCGCGGCACAGCCACCGATCCCCCACCAGCGTGCTCGCGTCATCCTCTGGAGTGTAGCCAAAGAGCTGCTCAAAGGTATGGATCTCCACGCCCGCCATCGCCGCCCTCGGCTTGGCCAGCAGCTTCAGCTCCTGCAGCGCATCCGCCACCGCCATCGAGCCATCCGCCAGCCCCTGCCCCACCTTTACCGCCTTCCGAGTCGCCGCCGCCGCCGCGATATCCGCCAGGTATTCCGACACCACCGCGCCACCCGATGGGTTGAAGCCCAGCGAGGTATCCGCCATCACCATCCCATCCTGCCACGAGATCATCCCCGCAGCCTTCGCCTCCGCCTCCGCCAGCTTCAGCCAATACGGCTCCCGCTCGATGGCCTCCAGAATCGTCGTCGCCACCACCGCCTTGCCCGCATGGTGCAGCCGGTGCGCCGCCGCGTAGTAGAGACCGTTCAGCACACTGCTGAACGCCTCCGGCTCCACCACCGCCGACTTCGGCACGCCGGCAAAGCCGTTCATGCTCAGGTAGCCGACGACGGCGCTTTCTTTCTCAGGATATTGCATTAAAAAGTTCCTCTGTTAAAACGCGAAAAGCTCGTTCTGCTGTTGCTGGCACGACTCCGTTGCCGAGGAGGCGCAGTTCGTCAGTTCGATTGTCACAGGAGATGCACAACTCGGCATAACCCAGCCAATCGGAAGGCCCATCAGCGTCTCGACCCAGCGAGGGTTGAGTTTCGCTGATTTGTTCCCGTCCGCAGCATGATCCCTCAACTTGTATTTCCCCGCGCAACCCTCTCTCATCTCCATCACTCCGCCCTCGCCGTCCGAGGCTCCCGGCGTGCGCCAGTCCACCCACAACCCTTGGCGGCTCCCATGCGTGCTGGGGTTCGCCGGGGCGGCTTGGCCATGCCTGAGTTGTTCCGCAGCCACTTGCGTTCGCAATCTCTGGTCTGATGTCTTGGGCCGCTGTCCATTGGCCCACATCACTACCGCTTCTTGAGTGCTGCCCGTCACATCTCCCGATTGTGGAGTCAGCCAGTTCGCGGCCTCCTGCGTCACCACCGCGCACAGGTAGTGCTTGCCCAGCATGTGGTCGTGGCACTTGGAGCCAACCGGCCCCACATCCTTGTATTCCGAGGCTCTTATCGTAGGCCAATTCTTCTCCGCTACAGCCATTCCAAGGCTGTGACCTCGAGTCTGACCTACTGATGGCGGAACTGAATTGACAGAATCCTTCCAATCCCTGGCGTTTGTCGTA